AGGTTCTCCAAATCTATGAGACACTCCTATAATACAATCATCAAAACCATCTGCTTTCATAAACTTTTCATCAGGATATATCTTTAGTATTTCTTTCATTGAACCACTCCTTTGGTATAAATTTTTCTGCATATATGAATCCATTCTTTTTGCACCAACCTCCATATGTTGTTTTACTTTTTGGAGAAAGTTTATTAGTTGCCCTGCCAAATACAAACCTAATATCCAATTCGGGATGCTGTTCCTTAATCAATAAATGTTTTTTACGATCTACCATCTTTAAAAACCCCTTGCACTCTACATGTAAATTATATTCTGGAAAATAGAAATCCGGTGTATAAGTTTTAGGAGGCAAAACATATTGTATTTTCTGTGTTTCATACTCAACTTTTACACCATATTTAGTAACAGCTGTCATAACACCTAATTCAAAATTGGATCTAAATTTATGGCTATGAATCAATGGTTTTACTATACCTCGTTCTAAGTTCCCCTATAGATTCTAATAAATAATCATAGGTTTTATATGAATACTTCTCTAGGTTTTCATCATCTGACCAATCACAGGTCAGTACAACAATCCCCCCTTTTCTCAAATGTCTATGTATCTTCTGTAATCCTTCATCAAGTATTTCTTTTTTACTAGGAAATATTCCATCAGACCAATAGCTTTTTTGTGCATTAGATGGTTTCTCTTTTACCACTAGACCTACGGTATTGGAATAGTTTCTCATTAATATAGCATAATCACTACCACTCTTTTTCTGTTCATTATCAAGGTAGACATAGATAGTGTCTTGATTTATTGATATGTCGTGTTGATTAATACTACTTTGCAGTAAAACAGGCATTATTTTATTTCCCTAGTTTTTAGTTTTGTATACCAAATATAGGGAGGATTTTTTGCTCTGCTTGTAACTTTGGGAGCAAGAACTGCATCTTCCCAACAATGATTTTTATATCCACAGAAAGTACAAGGATAGGTCATAATCCTATTTCCACTTTCTTTTTTTACCCCCTTATATGGACCAGATGTAGGTTTGTATGTTTCAGCATAGTCATCAAATTCTTTCTTAAATTCTGTATCAATACTTTCTATATTATGTTTTACAATTTGTAATGCTTTTAGTTTTTCGTGGTCTTGTTCTTCCGGTGCTTCACATATAGCCCATTCTCCTGTTGCTTTATTTATAGCAATCCACCCACCGAATTTTGATTTACCTGCATGTGAATATGAATACCCTTGAGCAATATACCCAAATATATCATCTTCTTTTACCTTGTTATATCCACCCCACTCACCAAATTTAGAATCAAATGCGTAGGGACTGGCAGTTTTTACATCATAAATTTTATCTTCAACTTTTACATCATATGTTCCCTGCAACTTAATATTTGCTATTTTCATACTTACTTCTTTTTGAAATTCCTGTATCTTCAGACCTGCAGCTTTCATAATAACAATAGCTAATGCTTCTATTAAATCACCAATAATAAACCGCATAATAGCATTATATTCATACTCTTGCTCTACCCCATTTTTCTTTAATTTTTGCTGACAAAGTGGTTTACCAACTTCTGACATTCGGAGTCGCCAATCATCTCTCTTTTGATTGAATTGGCGGTCTAATGCTTTACCACAAAGTTCTTGAAATTCTTTAACAAGCTCGGGAGAGATTTTACTCTCCCCCCTGCTTGCTCCTAATAAGTAGGATTGTATTCTAACTAGTAGCCAATTCACCCTCGAGACTATCTCCTAAACTTTTATCAACACCTTTAGTAGTAGACTTTATAACATCCCTATATTTTTTAAGTATAGAGTCATTAAAGCCCTTTATACCTTTGAAGAAAAACTCCATTAATGCTTTATCGTCAGCAGTAAATTGAGCATTTCCTTCGTGTTGAACAATAGCCCCATAAAAAGTGTTAGCACCTTTTTTATTCTTGGTGGTAGTTAGTCGCATAACAGTTTCCCACATAGGTTTTTTTTGTTTATTCAAACTGCGAATAAAGTTACTAACAGGAATAAAAGACACACCCTTAACA